TTCCAAGCTGTCATTTAAGCTTTGCCGAGCCTGAGTTCAAATCTACTCAATCATTCCTTTGAATTTCCGCTATTATGATAAACGGTTAATATCAATTACAAACGGTTATTTGTGTTTTACTAACTTGAATTTCTTTGCCCTCAAAAAGAATAACCGTATAATTTAAGTGACGGCTAATTATAGCGCATTCAGTACCTTTATAAACGCAAGTTCTGTAAGGTATAAAGTATTTCGTTCCCTTTGGTAACTCGTGGTCTCGTTCAACTATTTTATAGCTTACAAGACCGTTTCGTTCTGTTTTTAATAGGTATTTCATAGTGCTTGTATTTCTTGTTTAACTTCATTCCAATATCTAAAATCTGAATCCATATTTTGAAGCTCACAAGAAAAATAAGTTACATTAAATTCATCTTTTAAATGCTTTTCTGTAAGCTCATCATATTTTTCTAGTGCGTCTATAATCTCATCAACTGCAATTAATGCACATCTTTGAGCATAAAACAATTTCATTTCAAACTCATCAAATTTTTCTGAATCTGAATCAATTTTCATAAACTTAAGCGTTAACTCTTTTGCTTTGTCTTTCGGGTTATTCATATCTTAGATTTAATTATTATATTTCCGTTTTCGTGTCTAATATCTAATTTTTCATAATCAACTGATATTTCTTGTTCATATCTGGCAACAACTCCACCCCTTTCGATAATTCCTTTTTGCTCGCCTCTTTTAATAAGTTCAATAGCATTTAAAAGAACTTCTATTATTTTTTGATTATCCTTGTACGTTAGTGTTATAGTTGCCGTAGTCATTCGATTACCTCCAATTCTGCTAAATAGTTTTCCAACTCAGTTACTTTATTTTCGTATTCAATCATAAAGCCTATTAAATTAAAAACCTTAACTACTTCATTTTTAGCGTGTGATTCACGTGCAAATTCAAGTCTGCTTTCAACTAATTCTTGATATTTTTCAATCTTCAGCTTAGTGTCCTTAATCTCTTCATCAACTTTCTCCCAGTCCAACTCCTTACCATTTTCGCAATCGCATTTAGTTAACTTGTAAGTTACTGAATTTTCAAAGCCTCCGATTGCTTCTTCGTATTCTCCCGTTCCGTCACATCCACCACAAACGGTTAAAAAATTTTCTCTTAGTTTCATCTTCTTACAATTATAGGTTTATCTTCAATCACTTTAATGCAAAATTTCCCGTTTAGGTTTTCCACTAATTCGTTAATCGTTGATAGCTTTATTTCACTCCTATCATTTAATTGATTGTAAATAGCGTTGTAGTTTACGTTTGCTATTCTTGTAGCTTCAGTTAACGTGTAAACCCCTTGTGTGGGTAACCAACTCATTAACTCTTTTCTTAAATCTTTGTAGTCCATATCGTTTATTTTTCTACAAATATACATTAATTATGTATTAATACATAAATTTTGTAATATTATTTTACAATTAGGCATAAAAAAAGCCGTCTGAATTAACAAACGGCTCAATTAACCTTTAAAAAAACTAAATATGAAAGTTTACAAATATAGTAATTATTGTTTATCTATCTTTTTATTCCATACATTTAAACCGATTGCTGTTGCTGAATAACCTATAAAAATCAAAACGATATCGTAATGAAATCCATAAGTAGCCAAACCGACCGCAACCCAGAACGCTGTAAACGATGCTAATCGCTTTTGCTCAAACTTTCCGTTGGGTGCGAGCGTGTCGTAAATTATTTTTTTCATTTGGTAAAATTGCGATTAATCGTTTTGGTGTTTGATAAGTGTTATTAGCATTTCGTTGAATCAAAACCCTATCTTCATAACAATCGTAAAGTTTCGCTTCAATTAATTCAATCTTTTTTTCTGCTTTCTGAATTGAAAAATACAAGTAAACAATCGCACTTATGAAAAAGAAATTCTTTGCTCCGTATTTGTTTAGTAGTTCTAAGCCGTCTTTAATCATTTTGTATAAAATTGTTGCGTTTCAAAATTATAAAATATTTCGCTTTCAGTTTCAATTGTGCATATTTCATTTATTGCTGTTTGACCTTCTGAAACTTGATTGTCATTTTTTGCAAACAAAACTAAGCCAGAATTTGAATCTATTATTGTGTACATATTTTAAAAATTAGAGATTTCAACGCTTTCAATTCTTGCTGTATCTAAAGCACTTGCACATTGAACGGCAAATATCAAATATAAAGGAGTGCCAGTTGGAATAGCTTGGTTTTGTCTTGGACTTGAAATGTTTATGTCATCACTTGCTTGAGCACCTGAATTTGTTAAACCTATAATGTTACCACTTACTATGTTTAAATTATTTCTGACTAAAGGTAAATAACTAACAGCAGTATTTGACCCAGTAACTGTTGCAATCAAAATAGCTGTTCCACCAATGTTATTATCGACTTGACTAAGGTATGCACGGATTGTAAAGGTATTTGTGCTTCCTGAATTTCTAAAACCAGTAACTCTGAATTTTAAAAATTGAGGAACAAACGGCAAAGCTATTGATTTTGATATTGTGTTAGATGTTCCACTTGACGTTGTTCCTGCTGTTGTATCTTGAATTTTAAACCAGCCTAACTTTGAAAGTATTGTGCTTTGCGTTTCGTCTCCAGTATTGGTATTGCTCGTATTTCCAATTACCGTTAAATTAGCATCTGTAACGTAACGCTTATCTGTTGAATCCGCAATGTCTGCTGTTGTTAACGCTTTATTTTTCCAAAGTGTTGTTGCTGTTTCATAAACTAACGATTGATTGTTTAAAGGTGTTGAAATAGCAACATTATGCAATTCATCCAACTCATATCCGTTGTCCACTTTAACAAAAATAGAACCTTGCGTTGCGTGTGCCGAAACAACGTAACCAATAATTACTAAATGATTTGGCGCACTTGGTTTAACGTTTGTAATTCTTCCTGCTGTTGTTGGGCTTAAATAAACAACATCACCATCCGCCCACGTTTCAGACTGTAAAGAACCCGTTGTATTTATTCCACGAACTAAACCGCTTGTTGTAATAAAACCCTCTTGGTTGTTGTTTATTGTTTCGGTTACTAAACCAATAGTTTCAGCACTCAAAGCATCCGTTGTTGCTTGTGCTAAATCTACTTTCAATCGTTGACCTTGCGCACCAGTTACTCTTACCGCTTGGTAGTTAGATTCTAATAAATTTATATTTGTAGCTGTTTTATTTACAACCCTTACTAATTGTTCTTGTCCGAGTTGTAAAGTTACGTTTCCACCTTTTAATCCTAAATCAATTGTGCCGTCTGTATCATTCCAACGCATAACAGCAACTCCTGCCGTTCCCGTTGGTGTTTGGTCGAATTCAACTTGCCCTGCTTTTAATTCGTATTCACCTAAATCAACGTCTTGCGTTGCACCAGTATAAGGTACTAAACCCGTAATACTTGGGATAGTTGGAAACGTTGCAACCGTTCCATCCCCTCGAAGATACTGCGCTGTTGTTCCCGTTGGCGTGTTGAACTTCGCATCAACCGCTGTTTTTACCGCTTTTTGTGTAGGGTAAAATGTATCTGAATTATCAGTTAAAGTTGTTTTCTTATTAGTTAAAGATTCATAAGTGCTTGGTCTAAGTGCAATATTCAGCCATGTTCCTGCATTAAAGATTCTATAAATAGTTTCTCCTGCTGTATATGAATTACCTCCTAAAACAACTGACGTTCCAGACCTTACAACAACAAAATAACCTTTTCCATTTACTCCAGTTGGGTCTGTAAAAGTAGCGTTTGCAATAACGTTATAAACTCGGTCGTTTTCCGCTGTTTGATTTGCCGAAACTACTATTGGTTTCGATTGTACGTTTGTTAAATTTATATCTAAACTCATGCTGTGATATTTATTACTTGATTAGGGTCTAAAGTTACAATACTTCCCGTTTGGTTTAATATGCCGTCAACATAAACATTAACCGTTGTATTAGGTAATTCTAAATTTGCACTTGTCGTTACTGAATAGCTATCGTTTGAATTACTTACAACAACCGAAGCTGAACCACCCTCACAAGTGTATGTACCACCTGCTAAAACTTGTATTGTTTCGCTTCCATCTGTTACCGTAACATTTGGGCAACCGCTCGTAAAACCAGTATCGCAAATAGTCATATCGGACGGCATAATAACATCGAATGTCATCGCCCAACCTGCTAATTTATTCTCAAATCTATCTGTAAACGGTTCTAAGGTTGCATCGCCGTCCATCATGATATAATCAGGATTCAAATCCCCTCTTTTCATTATGTCGTGAACTCTATTAAGCGCTTGCAACATCGCATTCATTATAGACGGTTCAAGGTCGTATTTTTCCTTGCTGTCCAAAATGTCCATCGCTAAAACAGTAATATTAAAGCGTTGCATTTTACCTTCAATACTTGCTGAATTAATGATAATATGCGCTAAAGGAAAAATAGTTTGTTTCGCCAAATCAATGTCGCTAATTTGACCGTCCGTAATTGTAGCAATTAGGTTAGTCGCTTGTAACTGCGCTCTAAGTGTATCAAGTATCTTAAAATAACTCATTTCTTTTCCTTTGGTTTTTCTTGTTCGATTTGTTGAAGGAAAACCATTAATTTCTCAATGTTCTTTTTTGACCGCTTTTTCATAAAACCCAGTTAGTAAAGTTAGTGTCTGAACTCGGATAAATATCACCGTTACTGTTGCTGTTGTATTCAGGAAACAAAGCTTGGTTAAAACACATATAATCAACAAATCTACTGCTGTAATGGTTTGCCGTTTGCGTTTGTTTATCAATCAATAAAGACAATTCTAAACGGTCGATGTTTTCGCTTTGTTCTGCATTGTGCTTGTAAACTCCTTTGTTTCCAATCGTATAAGCTGAATAAGGTAAATATTCCACCATTGCCCAGTGAATAAGCATAGGTTTAATATAAGTATTTACTAAAGTCAAATAGTTACCACCTAAAGTGTTTGCTATAATATCCGCTTTTATTTTTTCAAGTAAATCCGTTCCTAAATACTTTTGAACGTGAATATCTTGCGCAATTTTAATATATTGAATAAACTTGTCAGGGTCAACGTTACCGTTTAAAGACGTGAATTTAACCACGTCATCCCTTGTTATAATTAGTGCTTCTGCCATTTCTTGTTATTTAGGTAAAAATCCTTTGTCCTTCATATCAACTGGTCTCATCGCTACTAAGTTGTTATTACGAACTCGGTAACCTGCTTTTTCTGCCTTGTTTGTAGATATCGTTCTAGCTTTCGGACTTAATGGGTCGATTCCAGTTTTTTCATCAAAAGCAACAAAGGTTTTCCGCATCCATTTATGGTGACACGCTCCACCGCCTTTATACAACCATACCGAATACGTATCTGCCCCACGTGGTCCCCAACCTTTATTAACAGGTAAAGCTCCCATTCTTATAATATCTTCTTTTCGATATAGCTTATTTGCCCCTACCATTTTACGACAAAACTGACGCGAATTATCTTTCAATCCACCCTCGTAAGTATAGCGAACCATAAATTTAATTCCGTCAACTGTTGCGTCTTGTTCACTTTTTGCTCGTGGGTTTGCAGTTCCTGTTGAAACGAAATTATAAACTTGACTTAATAAGCTCGGTTTTTTATTGTTTAATGCTTCAATTTCGGCATCTTCTAAATCGTCATTTTCATAGTCAACCTCGTAGCTGTCAATCAATACCCAATTGCTTGGCATATCTTCGCCTAAATCAATTAATGCTTGTGCAACTTTATCATCTTCGCTTTCTTGTTTACTCAATTCCGTTCCCGTTTCCTCTTGCTTATCTTCGCCCGATTGTACGTTTTCTAAATCCGTAAACTCCAAAGGTTGCAACGTCTTAAAAAACAATTTAGCGGTATTTCCGTTGAACGATGTTATTTGTTCTAAGCCATCAATCAAAAGTTGCTGTAACGGTCTAATAACCATATTGTCGAATAATACAAAAGCATTTTTTAATTCATCTGCATTGCTTCCGAAACCGTTTGCACTTCCTAATCCTAATAACAAACCGCTTGTAATCGAATGAGAAACCATTATTTTGCGCTCGCACTCTAAACTCATTTGACTATATAAATCAGGTGCATCATTCAAAGCAATAGACTCAACTGTTGTCGCTGTTTCTTTGTTATTATTAAATCCAACGATTACTCTTTGACCTTTACTACCAGTTAGCTTGTTTTTAATTTGTTGCTGTAACAAATTTTGGGTTTCAATGTCAGGTTGTCCATTATTAAAATTAACGACGGTCGTTCCGCTAAATCTAGTTTGTGCTTCTCCAATAAGATAATCAGCAACTTCTTCCTCTAACAACGCATAAGCCGTTCCTGCTACGTAATCGGGCAAAGAAAAATACTTCATTCCGATTGCGTAAGGTTTAATGACTAAGATTTCTACTTTATCTTTTGAACTTTTGAAATTAGCAAATTTCTTTGGTGGAAATTTCTTAATGTCTTCCCAATTATTTGAATAATACCAATTGTTAATTTTTCCCTCATCGTCGCATTTTTCAGGTGCTAAAAGGTTCATATCAATATGAAACGCCTTTAATATTTTATCGTGTTTGTCGTTGTAGTGTACTTGAATAGCGCATTGTCCTAATGTCTTTAAATCAAAGCAAAGTTTTCTCAAACAATCCTTGTTAAAAAGTGCCATTACTTGTGCGTATTCGCTTGGTTTACGACTCGCATCAATTACTCCCAACCCTTTACCATACATTAAGCGTGTAACGTTGTTTATAATGGATTGATTCGTAGCCGATTTTCGATAGCGGTCAATAAGAAATTGAAAGTAACTTTGATTTTCGCCAAAAGTAACCCAACCTTTTTGCTTCGATTCTATTATCTGCGGTGCTTCGTATTGCGCCAAATTTATTA